CATGGCGTTTTTACGCATTTGCCGCCATCGCGGTCGAGCAGCTTCTTCACCTTCTTCCCTCAAAACATTGAAAGCTTCAAGAATATCGTCTTCGTTTTTCAATGCGTCTAATGATTTTCCCATGTTCGCTCCTTAAGCGTATTTTGTCCAGTGATCGTTATTCTGCATTATCGACAGTTCACGAAACCGCGATTCCTCGAATTGACGTTCAAAATATTTCCTGCTTCGTGGTGACGGTCGGCTATGATGAGCAAATAATCCTCCTATCAAAGCAAAGATCAAGTCATCGTAAAATCCGTCTTCCGGTTCGCCCTGTTTACGTACCTTACCCTTTTTAATAGCTTGCGGTTTACCGTTTACCGTATGGAAATTCATGCATTCCCGTAACGTTTGCTGGCACGGAATTTCGATTTCATCGGCATGGACAGATTCCTGTAGCATACCCACCCCCCGACGGCGTGTATTGCTCTGGTTACGCCATCCAAACCGATTGGAGTTTACCACGCCCAGATCTCGTTCAGCAATGATTTCCGTGTATTCCCACTTTTCCTGTAACAAACTCACAACTGTACCGCCGTCCGCATTATTTTCAGGGCATATCCATGCGTGACCGTAAAACAATGCCAGGTAATACATCTGTTCAGTGAACTCGTCAATACTTACTTGCCGTCCATCAAAACCCCGTATCTTGGCACACATACGTAACGGCATACGCTGCAAAATAATGGCTGCGCTATAATCACGCCCATCCAATCCTTCCGCATGATCACTGCCCATAACATATTCCGTGTGCGGTTCCGGTGGATAAAAGATCTGTACAATACCTTCAGGATCATCGGCAAACTGCAATCCCGCCGGTTCTTCCATCAATGTACCCCGATCAGTAGGTTCAAAAACGTAGTCCCGTAACGCTTTTTGTAAATATGACATGTCAAAGATTGTATTGGTGCTTTTATGGAACGCATCTTCAGGTGAACACGGATATTGACGGTTGAATTCCACTACGCTGCCTTGACACCTGTTACGGATCGCATGACGACGCCATTTCATGTTTTCCATCGTCAGTTCAGGATAAATCTCCATCAAATACCATTCGTTACCATAAACTGATTCGTTACTTTCCGATAACCCTTTTTCAAACCGTTTCTTTTCTTCACGACCAATAAACGGCGTGGTGTATTCTTCATGGCAGTACCACGGGACAAATAAAGCATAAAAATCGCTTTTCCCTTCACTTGCCCGTTCCCATTCAGTATGGAAATCATCACCGTACCGGTTAGCCGTAGTCTCTAAACACACGAACGTGTCAGGGTTATCCGGTACAGTTTGGTACAGCATACTCAACGTTTTACCCAGATTCTGGAAAAATGCCGCTTCACTCAAATGCACTATCTGAAAAGTAAAAGAAGTAACGTTCTTTTCACCTTCCACCTTGATAGTTGAACCTACAGGTGACGCGAACTTCATAAACTGGCCCATACGCGTACTTTCACGGTCCAACCCCAAAGGCAGGTTCTCGTAAAAGCGTTCGTACATAGCATAAATGTTTGCCGCTGACCCGCCCTTCTCCTCAGTGATGATTAAAGCGTTTGTCTGCGGTTCGCAAATAGCCCTCAAAAAGCAGTACGCACCGATACCCGTACTCGATCCCTGTTGCCGACCTTTCAGTTCCAGTAACCTTACAGGTTTACCTTCATTTACCTGTTTATATATCGCTTGCAGCACCATCAACTGTGTCTTGTTGGGTATCAACGGTGTGATCGCTCTCGTCTTGCTCAGGATCTTCAATAGACCCGTCATCGATGACGCTACCGTTTCCGCCGATTTCAACAGTAGTTCGGGTGCTTGCCGGTAAACTTCCTGACACGCCAAGCTGATCGAACTGTTTGCTTCCAAGTTCATCCAGTTTCCCTACCAGTATATTGATATTTTGTTGACTATGTTTAACTTCTTTCTGTTTGGGATCGGGTTCCAACCCCACTATCTGCCGTTCAAGCTGCATGAACGATGTTAACGCTTCCGTGACTTCTTTCAAACTGCCCATCGCACGTTTAGGATCGTCGCATTGACGCGCTAAATGCAGGATATCGTACATAATCTCCTGCGATTGCTGTACCTTCTCCAACTGTTTTAACCGTACAGTGGTCTTGTCCTGTACCACGCGCTGTTCAATCTCATGCTGCATCTTCCTCAACAAAAAAGCGTCATAGGCTACCGCACGATCAGGCCAGTTATAGATTTTTGACCATTCTTTCCATGAAGCGTTGGGTGCTTTACCCGGATGCAGTACACGGTACGCTTTTGACAGTGTTCGGCCTTCACCCACATCCAAATATACCAGAAACGCCTGGTAAGCTTCAAGTTCCTCTTCAGGTATCCTGTCCCAAATACGGTTTACCAGCAAATCGTCCAGATCAGGGACTTTAGCTACTGCACCTTTCTTTCTCATAAGTTCATGTCATCCTTTATCATCTGCATGATCAACGCCGCTATCTGCGGCACAATCGCGTTACCTAATCCTCTAAGTCGGTCCACCCTTTTGGGAACCCCATTAGCCACTCGACCCACGTCGGGTTCAACTGTCCAGATGTTTCCGATACGCTCATCGATAAAGTTAGCTGTTTGCCCTTCGCCTGGCGACGTTTGATGGCCGGAGTATTGAGATTGCCCCGATCCCGATGATCCGACGCTTGCGGTGTCGGGAACATCCTCGGATCTCTCACAACCTGCGAGAGATGGGTTTGTCTCCCCTCTTGATAATGTCGGAATGATGTCTCCAACGTGTAAGCCTCCGCTCGATCTTCGTGCGCTCCAGGTGTCGGCCATATCTCCTGGTGACCGTAGACCACTTGTTCCCTCAAGTTCATCGAGGCATAACTCCTGCCCGGACGCGATTGCTGGTTGTATTCCATGATCTTGTCCAGCGATTTCGGTTTCAGGCCGTCCAGCGTGTTGGGTGTGGGCCACAGTTTCTCGGCTTGTGTCACCGTTTTCCATAATCCCGCCCCTTTGCCCGTTTGAGGGTTGATCCCGCTTCGTTCCGTCGCTGTTGGCGTGGGCCACAGCTTCGGGTTCCTTACCTGGTCCTGCAGCCTCAAACTGTGATGCGTTCCCGATGGACGTTTCAGCTTGTTTTCCGCTACGTAATCCGACATCTCTGGACTCATCGTGCCTCCCGCGCAAGTGTCCGGGGTAGGCCACAATCCAGATGCGTTTCCGTTTGTGTCGCGCACCAACATCGTCTGCTCCGATAACTTGCCATTCAGCATCATACCCGATTTCGGTAAGGTCGAAGAGAACACGTTCAAGTCCTCGATGAATGAGCATTGGTACGTTTTCAATGAGCGCGTATCGCGGTCGTACCTCGCTAATAATACGACACAATTCTGACCATAAACCCGACCTGTCTCCATCTATTCCCGCTCCTTTACCGGCAACACTGATATCCTGACACGGAAACCCGCCGGTGATTAAATCTATGTCCTGAAACCATTCGCCACGCAACTCCTTGATATCAGGGTATATCGGGACGTCAGGGAAATTCTTTTTCAGCACTTTCCCGCAATAAACGTCCTGTTCGCAAAATCCCGCTA